TGCGGATACGTGGTGCTTTTCCACATGTCCATCATTTCTTGAATCTCTGTCTGTAATACCTCTAGCGGTTCGGTAGATCCCGTCTCTCCTTTTACTTGTCGCGCAATATCCATTGCGCCGCGGCCATCACTTATGTTACGACGCCCGCCGGGTCAGCGAGCGTCTCTACACGTTACCGTGTAGGTCGGACCATATCATGATCGGGTACTCGTGTATACCGCACTCATAGAGTACATATAGCAGCATACACCCCGATCCTTTGCGCTTCGGATCCTTAACCCTGGATCCTACGCCTTGCGGCTGGCCTCTGAACCTTCCCCATGTAGGGCTTGGCTGCTGATTGTCCTGGCTTACGACAGGGTGTTCCAGCAATTCACAAAGTTTTAATTCCGCAAAGTTCCACGGAATGCCGAAGTTGCTTACCACTACAGTTTTCACTGCCGATTGCTCGTTTGCGGTCTGGACTTTCTCTTCACCCACGAGGGGTGCACCGTGTAAAGTCTCTACACTCGGATCATAGATCCTAGCTCGGGATTGCCGTATCATTTGCATGACGTAGGGTTCCCCGAATTAGCGGTGTGCTCAGCCATCCATTGCTGGACAGCGGTCCCAATTGCTTGGGGGCCCGCAGGCCAAAGTTCAAATAACTTGATTGTCAAATCACGGCCGTCTTTTTTGTGTGTCAGCTTATGGTGCTGTCTACACAATGGCGCTAGATTGCCAATGTAATCATTGGTTACGTTTCCGTCAATATGGTGAACATCTACTTTTACTAATGCGCCACATATAACGCAGCATTTAGGCCAGTAGGTCCAACACAGTTTCCGAAACGCGTAGCGTGTTTTAGTTGGCTTAGATCTTAGTTGTTGTCTATAACGCCCGTCGTAATCAGACGAGTAGCGGGAAAGATAACCTCTCCAGTACTTATCCGAACAAGCATCACATCGATGCTTGCGTGTACGTCCTACGAACTCGAACTCACAGCCGCAGTCCACGCATACCAATACCTTCGCCACTATAGTGTGCGTTAGAGCACAACTACGCGAACAGTATTTAGTACGTGGTAGCTTGGACGTGAATGTTACGGCGCAACCTATACAGGTATGCGGGTAACTACGGGTCCGACTTTTATTAGTGGTTTTACACGCTTCCGTGCAAAACCGATTACGCTTGCTATATGGTTTGAACTTTGTACCGCATTCCTCACATTTACGTTCTGGTAAGTTGTCGCGCACCTTAGGTCTGTTTAGCCCGTTGTGCTTTACCGTTACATACTTGTGAACAATACATTTTTCTTGGGTCCCTGGCGACAAACGGTCGCCCACACTGTTTACACGTTATTTCTGTTGGTTTCATAACACCACATTATCAAACGTGTTATACGTGTCAAGCCGAAAGATTCTTTGCGCTCACCCGGATACCAGACTTGAAGTTCTTACGCGTCATGCGCTTGCTCTTCTGGTCTACGTAAATCCAGGTCTTCTGTAGCTCCTCGAACTGTTTTATGTCACGTGCCGCCAGATCTAACAGTTCTGGTGATTCCACGGGAACCCCAGCCTGATTGATAGGCGCACCACTTGCATCTAATACGATTATTCCAAACGCTGATATGGCGGTCATATCATGCATGTCCTTGCCTGGTGTCGTCAGCACGTCCCACATAGTGGTATCGCCAGCTAACGCCGCCAGCACGAACAGCTCGGCTTGCATAAAATCTGCTTCCATTAACACGTGGCCATAGGTGGGTACTACTATTGTCCTTACACCCGGTGGTACCGACTTCTTGTCCCCGAACACAGGGACCATACTTTCTTCTGCCCGTTTGGGCCAGTTCTGGCAGTTAGGCTTACTGGTGCGGAATCGTCCAGTATCGCTTAGCTGCGAGAAACGTGGATGCATACGACCATCCGGCCATATCTTAGAGCCGATACCGCCTCCGGTATCAGACTGGTCTTTATCATCCTTCGTAGTCAGGAACATCTTACGTATGGTATCTACTCGGCGGACGTGCATGATCAGTTTTACAACTGGGTGCGACTCCTCCAAGATCTCCAACGTTGTCTTGTCCGTAGATGGGTTACATGTGGCTTGCAGCTCAGGCGCCTGTTGCAGTACCCAACTCCAGGGCCTGTTCGAGGTAGTCTTAACCGGTTGCAGACCTAAGGTATCAAACAGTAACTTCGAGACCTGCGGTTGCGACCGGTGATTGAAGTTATCGATCCCTATCTGCTCTACCATCTGTACTAACCTGGTTTCCAGGTCAGCCAGCTTGGCCAGGTAAGCTATCTCTATCTCCTTCAGCCTGTCTGCGTCAATCTCCATTCCGGTGATCTCTATCTCGTATAGTACGCGCTGCGTCTGTAACGTGATGTCCCATAAGCTGGGTATCTCGCCGTTAACACCTCTGGGTTCCATGAACTCGGCCATCAGTGGCGCTTGTTTGGCTGCTATACGCAACACCGCATCCACGTCTTTCGCGGAGTACGGGATAAGGTTCTCTCTGGGTACAGCTCCGTAGCCGTGCCGCCATAGATCCTTATTCATCTCTTTCCACCGCACCAGACCCATATCGTAGCGGCCCATATTGGTGTACTTGACTGTGCACTCATTCAGGTTCCACGGCCCCTGGTCATTCAACAGGTACTCGGCCAGCATAGTGTCGTACACTACCCTGTCCCGAATATCGATGCCGTATGACATGAGCCATTCCCCATCAGCTATGATGTTGTGCCCCAATAGCCCCACTTGAGAATTTTCAAGCAGCTCCCTCAGTATAGACCAGGCTTCATCATGGTCATCCATCACGGGTACACGGGTGATTCCGGTTAGCTTACCACTCTCATCCATATGTGGGATAAAGGTGTCATCGAATTCTATGACCACCGACTTCCCTATTTCGTACCCCAGCTGCACAGTCCGGATATACCGATCCTTGTGCATCCAGGTGATGCCGTGCCACTCACAGTCAACTGCCAGGATAGGATTGGGGTAAGTCTTTAACAACCAGTCCTTGAACCAGCGCAAATCCTTCACGGTCTTGATGACCACGTACTCCGTGACATCCGGCTCTAACGTCTTACCAGTATGGGTAGCGGTTATCTGTTTCCAGTCCTGTCGGAACAAACGGTCCGCGTCAGGATTGCGCACTACGTAATTAGGGCTATAGAGCGGGAATACACGCACGCCTTCATGGAGTGGATGCATCAGCTCAGTACCGCGATACTGTGAGAACTCGTAGCCCTTACCCACCACCGCATTAAACGCCTTGGCGCCCATCGTAATGATCACCTTGGGCTTACACCGCAGTATCTCCTCCTGGAGAATAGGACCACAGACCTTTAGATCGTGGGCGTTTACCTTTTTGTTACCTTTGGGTTGGTACTTCACCGCATTAGTCAGATACGCTTTGCTCGTGTCGAAGCCACATTCCCTGGCTGTCTTGAACATGTGTGTACCGCCGTCACCGGTAAAGACCTTCCCGTACCGTACATCGTCACGGCCGGGGGAGTCCCCTACAATCATACAGTCCGCAGGAAGGGCTCCGTGGCCCACTATCCACTTGACCCCGTTCAGGATCTGGGTGTTATTCAACCACGTAGGGATGACTTCTTCGGGATCAATAGACATCGGAACCCCATTTCGCTATAAAGCGATATTTGCTTTTCAGGATTTTCGTCCAGTTAAGCTGGTCGAATAGCTCGTCTAAGAGCTCTACACACGCCTCGTCTGTCGGGGCGAAACTATCCTTTGCTGGATACAGCTCTACCATGATGGTACAGCCAGATCGTGCTACACGTTTGATCTCTCTAATGAGTTGCTTACGTTCCTTCTGATTGAGGAACATGAATACGAAGTTAGCCAGCACGATATCTGCCGTACTATCGAATACCGGTAACCTGCCTTTCCCTAGCGGCACCGCGCATCCGTAATCCCCGACCATGTCCAGGGCAGCTACATTGGTGTAGCCCTGTTCTTTCATGAACTCAGTATTGCGGCCATTGCCACAACCCAGATCCAGCACCCGCAGATCTGATTCACTGAACCCCATCATGAAGTCGTGGGGGTTATGCACCAGTTTACGGTAATGCTGCTTCAGGTACGGCGTCGGGCCTGTTCGGCCACATCGCACGCACCATTTTTCGTTCAGGTATTTCCTGCTCATATTCGTCCTTAAATAACAAGTTTGTATTGGAGTAAATCAACACCCTGTTTATGTGCGGCAGCGCCGATCTGTGCCCATATCTCATCACGTGGGGCATCGCCAGGATCCTTGAATCCTTTTAGCATTACGGGGATAGCTATCGAGGAACGGCTGACTTTCTGTCGTGCGCTCTCGATGTCCTCAACCGCATCCGGATCCAATAGGATCACTACGACCCCCCAGAGGGACTTAACCACCTGTAGTTGCTGCTCAGGTAACTTCTTACCCAGCGTAGCGACTGCACAACGGCCTACAGCCATAGCGTCGAATACGCCTTCACACAGCACCACTACGTCGCTCTTGCGTGCCCAATCGAAATTGAATAGCGCTCTGCTGCGTTCCAGTCCTGGACACGTGAAGTACTTAGGCGGTTTGAGATAGTCACCGTCTTCGTCGCGGGGGAACCCCATTGCGCCACACTCTTCCGGGGTTAACTTATCCGGGTTATAGAGTAATCGTGCCTGCCAGCCCGCTAGTACCCCATTCACATAGAAGGGGAATATCAGTGAACCAGTGGTATTGAACACGCCTCCGAATACGCGGCCCCGGGTGCAATAACGTACGCCGTATTGCTTATCCAGGTAGGCCGGATCGAAATTACGTGAGCGCAGATATAGGTTGCCAGGATTGTCTTCCCCGGCTTCGATCAATCCTATAAGCTCACCAGGCATCACCGAAGTAACCAATGCTTGCGGCGGAGGTGCTGGTATCGCTTGGAAAGCGGTGTCAGGCATGTCCAGCAGATCGCTGATGTGCCCAGATCTACAACCCTTGAAACAGAGATAGGTCCCTACTTGCAAGTTGATATAGAGCTTCCACTTACCGCATTCGGGACAACGGACTATTAGTTCAGGACCTTTCTTGCCCTGTGACCGTTTCACTTTCCCGAATTTCTGGCGTATAGATCTTTCTACGTTAGCTAAGTTTTGCATGTGTACTGTGGAGCATAGCGTCACTATGTACCTGTTTGACGCCTGCGTATCCGTCCTCTTTTCCTCTTCTTTGTTCTTCTGCTGCTACGCTTTCAGTGTTCCAGAATCGAAGTGTTGAACCTTGATAGAACTCGAATGACCCGGTGGGGTTATCCCTGTTTTTCATGATGTTGCCGATGAGCGATCGGCTGCACGCGTTTTCATTTGTGTCGGCGGGGCCTACAGGCAGTTCTGCCGCATCCACGACACCGAATCCAATACTCAGATCCATTGCATCATGTTTGTGGTAGGCGTAAGCGGTATGACGCATATCAAGTTTTTCTCTGCCATCACCGTCGCGATTTGCCTGCGTCGCTGTCCACATGGCTACGTTCTGTTTTCGGCCTACTTCGGCCAAGGCTTCACTGGTCAATGTTAACATCCTATCATCCTTGGTCTGGGTGGTGCATCTTGCGATGCCCCTAGGATCTATTTTATCCAGCCAGTCCACAAACACTGCAACACATTCTTTGTCGGGGTCGCCACCGTTCTTGTAACACTGTTCTTTCCACATCGACACTGTTTCATTGATCTGGGCTATCGTAGGTGCCGATTTCGACAGATCCACAATAGAGGGATACGTTATCATGGGATTCTGAATGGGGTCAAGTACGGCGTCGTACATTCTCAACAGCGCTTCAGGCCACTCAGTTACGGGACGCTTAAAGTACTGCGCCGGTATGCCGGCCGTAATGGCTTGGTACCTATGCTTAATACGTACAGCTGTCAGTTCCAATGTCAGGAACAACGCGTGTTTACCACTAGCCACACAACCGTCCAAGAAGTTAATCAGCCCAGTAGTCTTACCCACACCCGGACACGCTACTATCATGCCGCACTCTCCGCGGCCCAGTCCATTGTCGATCTTATCGTTGAGGATAGGCAACATGGTTGGGATACGTATCATGGAATCCTGATGGAATCTAGGTTCTGGGTTGGTTAGCATACCGTCTATTTTGATACCAGTATCGACTTTAACGCTCTCATCGATATCCCTTACTACACTGATAAACTGCTCAGCGTTCTGCCCTGCATGGAGACCGCCGAACGACTCCGTTGCCCTGCTTATACGAATGCTCTTCAGATATGCGGGTAAGCAACTGTAGTAATACTCACTGTCGAGTACTGCTGTGCCTGAGATCTCGCTCATGACATGCGCTAATGCCGGATACTCCTCCGGGAGCATACGTGTCAGGGTTGCACCATCCACATTCTGTAGCACATACAGGACGTGGGACTGCAATGTATCGAAATGTGGCAATCGATTGAACTGGTCATGGAATCGAATTAACGACTCCCAAATCAACTGGCAGGCTGATAAATCTAGATCGCTCAGCTGTAATAGCGGGCGCACTTTGGCGAACAACGCTGGATCCTTAGCTAAATGCACAATCAGTTTAATCTGGAAATCACGTGTGAGCATGGGTACCTCCTTGTAACGGCGAATCATTGAATCGAGCTACGCGCCGTTCCAATTCTGTTAGTCTGTCTCCGAAATTCTGGCGTACGAACGTCCTTGCCCGTGCGTCCTGCTGCAATTCACTCCATGCCAATGTCGCGTACTGATCGAACAACCTGAGCTCGATCGGCGAAGGGTATGCGACACGAAACCACGCCCAAAAGGGCATATGGAGATCTAGTAACAGTTCGACTTCGTTGGCGTACTTTTTCGGGATCAGCGCTACCGAGATATCGACGAGCAAAGTAACCTGGTGCTTCCAGACCTCTGCTGCGTCGGTAATACCCCGGCGTGCTACACATTCCTTGTATCTTTCGATTGCGTCGGCAGACAGTAAGTCCTTCGGCGTAATGTATTTGTGGTTCTTACTGACCATCTGCACGTTCATTGTAATGAAATCAGTAATGTCGTACTGATTTGCGGCAACTACCTCGCCGAGCTTGCAGAACGTCTTGTAATAGCGGTTGGTCCAGAACTGACCCCGACCCCTGTATCCGTTGCAACGCTGTTCCATAAACGTGTAGAACGCGTCCCATACTAGATAACCCTGTGTTTCGGTATCGTCCATTATGCCGTGGGCTCCAACAGCGGTAGCTCATCCACGCTATTCAACCAGACCTGTTCGAAGCCCAATCGAGTATATACCTTTTCGCGGGACAGATCATCTTTACGAATTGGCCCATCTTTCAGCCGTCCGTCTAGTTCTGTGACGGTGTCCCATGGATGGTAGAAATCGATCAGATACGATTCATCTTTGCCGTCTATGTTTCGGCTTTCTCGTCCCGGGATCTGGGCAGCCGCTATAGAGGCACCACCACCGCCGGCGTTAATAATCACGCTCAGCTGCGGGAAGTTGACCCCTTGCTTGTAGATGTGCGTGCTTAAGATACGTCGAATCTCTCCGGCCGCGAATCGATCATATATGGCGATACGCTCTTTTTTACGTACAGGCGCCAGGTTGTCCAACCGCTTACGGGTTAAGTCTTCCTGTCGCTCTGTTCCGTGTACGAAGTCCAACTGGAAGTCAGCGGCAGCGATAATGTGGTCCATCTGAGCCAAATGCTTCATAATGCAAAGGGTCTGCAATGCGGGTGGCATACGGCGTAATATGGTCACAATATCCTTATTTCGGTTTTCGTTCCGTTCTATCCCGTGACGGTACTTCGCTGTTCGGGCTGAATACCTATCGTAGGAATCCATGCCTATGCTGGGCTCCCCTGCTGGTACCCAGAATATCTTGATAGGCACTAATGCCCCGTCAGTGATGCCTTGCTCATATGTCCTGTGGTACACCACGGGCCCGAAAAGGCCTTCTGTGACCCTGTCACGGCCATCAAAGCGTCCAGCTGGTGTAGCACTCACCCCCCAGCGCAAAGCTTTCGTAGCAGACAGTATGAGATTTGTGCGGGCCTCAGTAGGGGCGGTATGGACCTCGTCTACGATCAGGAGGCCCACTTCGTCTAGGGTCAGCCTATGCAGACTGTCCAGCGTGCAGACCTGTATATCCTCTGAGTACTTGTTCTTACCCGACATGATCAAACCCACATCCCTATCGGGAAACATCTCGACCAGATCATTATAATCCTTACGGGTGATCTCCTTCTCCGGAGTCGCTACTACAGTAATGGGTGTATTACGCGCAATTAGCTCTTTGTGATCGTAGGCCTTGATTATGGCGCTCATCAGATGCGTATTATGCGTTACAGTGCAGTCACCCAGCAAATAACGATGGTTACCGTCTAGCTGGACACCCACGTATGGGCCGTCATCTATACGTTCGATTGTGAACCCGGTTCTGAGTGGATTCTTCTTTTGGCGCCGTACCACAGCTTGTTTATGCTTCAAGCGTGTCGGTACCAGGTGTGTGTCGCCCGTAATGCGTAAGCGGGACGCATCAACTGTTACCCCGAAGCCCGTACATTTACGCACACTGTCGTGTACCAGTAAGCCTAGTGACCGGGCTAGAAACGCCACGCTGTTTGCGAGTTCGTGATTCGTATTAACGAAATCAAAATCCGTACCAGCGTTAAGGCTACCGTCTGAGTCCATGAGACCAGCCAGTAACTGCAGGCGGATTTCGCGGGAGTTCGTCATGAACTCTTGCGGGATGAACTTGTTACGCGACTTCAGCAATCCGTATGCGCGCATGGCATCCGTTAACGGGTTACGTTTACCTGACGTTTTAACTATGGCGTATGACGGAGTACGATGTGTTTCCCGTACACCGCTATTAGTAACAGCTAAACCCATAGTGTCCGCGTAAGCGTAAATAGCAGCTACTATTGCTGCGTCTTCCGTTGTTATGTTAGGCCTATACCAGTCGCCGTCACCAAGCCAAAGGCCTAACCAATACGGATCTACCGTAACAGATTGCTCGTCGAACGCAACGGGTACACGGTAAAGCTTATGCCTGTGTTTGAACGTCTTACTCCGTTGAAGGTAATCGGCTACCGTAAGCTGTACGATATGCCCGGCAGGGTATTTGTCGCGCTTGCAGTCACCTGACTGTACCAAACAGAGTATATGATGATCTGCTACGTCGAATGTTTGGCCTGTCTTAGGTGTAATACGGTACATGGGCCCGTTACCGTCTATTCGGTTTAGCACGCGTCTGGGTGTTGAGTCATCGCCCATCAGCGTATCGCCTACTGCGATATCACCTATGCGTTTTACCTCTCCGTTCGTGTGTAAGACGTTGGTATCAGGACACATACACTTTCCCCAGCCCGTAGGACAGGCCAATACGCCACCGCCAGATGCCAGACAGGTGTACGCACCTTCATACTGGTATTCCCGTAATCCAGCCATAGCGGCTGCGATGTCAGGTGTAGGAGGAGGGGTACGGACGTCAACGAACTCGAACGGTAATGCTTCCTTACGGAACAGCCCCACGAGTCTATGCGCGAATCCGGGGTAGGTAAGGATCTGTTGTACGTATTCTCCGTCTCGCAAACCGTGCGTAAACGTGTACAGATTCCGGTATTCGCCGGAAGATACGCGGCGCATGAGCCGCTCGTCCCACTCTAGTGAGCGGTGGTAATATTTCAGGTTCTTGTATATCGAATCGGGGAAGGCGAACGGACTGTCAACCTGGATGAAACCATCACCCCAATAGATCATAATTTGTGTCAAAGCCATAAAACACCCATCTGTGCCATTGTGGCACAGTTGTCTTTGTCAGATGTTTACGGAACCGAGACTGAGTTCCATGCATATAAATGCTTCGTGTATCTCCACGCTACAAGGTTAAGTTGCGGTCTAAACAACCCCTGTGCATGGCATTCGTTATTCTGTTTCTGTATCCTCTGCGGCATCACTGGGTGCGACTTGCACGTCTAGGACATTGAATTTGCCATAGCCCAGATTGAAACCGTAAGGAGAGAGTCCAATGAAACGCCCGACCCGGTTAAGGATCAGGCGCAGCTCGGATTCTGTAATGCTATCCGCCACGATGGCGTGAAATGTTACTTTTGAGCCAGGTAAGATGGCTTCATGGGTGCGGTACTTTTTGTCGCCGTATCTCCGGTCGTATAACTCGGTCTCGGCGTCGACGCTGAGATCCATGTGGATATCGCCGGCCTTGATATGTTTCAGCTTACAAAGGCTGATACCCTGTGATAGTGCGGAGTGCCACCAACTCTGTTGCCAGATGAGGTAGCCCTGACTATCTGTCTGGAAGCGGTCACGGTTACCATCGGAGTCTGTTCCGTTTGCGAGTACGTGCGTCGTGAATTCAAGCGTGAACTGTGCGTCTTTCATCCGTTATTCCTTACGGTTGTATTCTGATTCGCTAGTTGTTATGCGAATACTACCGTAACACACAGTATGCGGGCTCGCAACTACTTTCGCGGCTGTTACCCACACGACTGCAGCAAGAACAGTTTAGGCGTAACGCCGTGCTCTGCTGCAAATTTCATAACCTTTTCAGGTATTTCTGTCTCGAAGTCGGTACAGTCATGCGTGTTCTCGCTGCAACTAGCCAGCACCGCCCCGAGTATCTGCGTACCTTCTTCGTAGCCCGATTCATGAATTTCAAGCCCGTCGATCATTTCACCTTGGAAGAATCCCTCTCGTTCCTGGTCAGTGGCTACGACAACGCTATCGACGATAGCTTCTTCGTGCGATTCTTCCTGCGCTGTGTACGGCTCGCCCGTATTCGTGTTGTACTTCGTCCGATCCACCATAACCGTGCGGCGCGTTAGTTCAAATCCTGCGACCACTGTCGCCCTGTAAGTCACACTCATAATTACACCTCTGCTCGTGTTTTAGTTGTAGCTGCGTCGTCTTCTGTAGTCCGGATGAACTCTGGAACAGGCTCGTTTTCGCCTATCGCGAATAAGGTGTCCGGGTACTTGATGGTTATAACGACCCGTAATTTACTCGGGACCCCGGCTGCATCAGCCAGTTTTTCGATGTCGCCTCCACACTCCGGATTACTCCATGCCAGCATTTTCTGGAATCGTTTATCCCCTATCACAAGGAGTACGGGATCGCCGCGCCCCAATATCAATGGCACCTTGAGCGCAGCTGCTACATCGTCTCTATCACAATTCATGCTGTCTCCTATCTGCATAAGCACTACATATCACGCGCACCATGAACATTAACGCGGCGCAAAACAGAACTGCGCACACGCATATTAACACGTCGTACCATGGCATATTTGTCACCTCTCAGGTATTGTGCGCGTCCCATCTGCTCTAATATGGGCACCACACATATCACAATGCCATATATTGTACATAGGACGCTTACACATTAATTGACAACAACCGAAGCATTTCCTGGTAAGTGGCTTCGCCGCTTCTGGTTCCTTATCTGGGGTGCCTACGCACAGTCTCATATGGCCTCCTAAAGTAAGGGCGGTGGCTGCTTCTCGCATACCACCGCCCTTACTCAGATCATTAATCGACGTCCGCAACTGTGTTACTCAGCTCCGTTTTGCTTCCACCATCTGTTAGCACGCTGTCTAACGTGAGTTCTTCTGTTTCACCACCGAGCTCAATGACCCCGTCGGCGAAGGGTATCACCGCTCTTTCGTGTGTGGAGATCAGAACCTGCAATCCCATTGCCTGTGCCACTTCTTTTATCTTCTGCAGTAATTTACAGAAGCGTGCCACGTTGTCCTCATCGAGGTACACCGTGGGCTCATCCAGGCTTAGCAACCCCAGTTTATTAGCGAACATACAATAGCCCGCAAACCGGAAGCTGACAGCCAGCTGGATCTTTTCACCACCAGATAAGTGCTGCGCTGTAGGCGGCCCATCATCTGGCATCGCTCGTCCATCATGGAACAAGCATTCGAATTCTAGGGTATCAGTTGTATGCTGTACCGAGAACGGCGCACTGAACTGTTGTAAGAACTCATTGATATCATCAGACATATCGCCCAGTACCCCTAAGGAGAACGTGTGCGGTCCGTTATTGTAATGGAACCAGTCGCGTGTACGGTTCAGTGTGTCCACGGCTTCCCGATAGGCATCCTGTTGCGTACGCTTGAATTCCAATGTGGCGACCGTGTTTTCCAGCCCGCTTAACGCTGCGGTTAGCTCTTCTAGCATACCAGTCAGCTTCGCGATCTGCTGTTCGATGAGCTGGGCCTGACTGGCCAACCCACGCAGTTCTGCGACACGTTGCGTCACGTAAGTATGTATGGCGGGGATAGTTGATCCCTCGTCGAGCATACGTTTGACATCTGATACGGAAACGAGACGAGTCTCTAGGTCCGCTAGTTGCTGTACCAATCTGTCCCGTGTCTGAAGCGCACCATTAGAGGCTGTCTCCAGGCGGGTCTTTTCGGCCATGGCTGTGAAGTACATGTCCTTATGCTGCTTGAGCTCATCCAGTCTAACTCGGATATCCCCAGCTGGTTCCTGCACAGCTTGCACGGTCTGCATAGCCCGCTCCGCTGCCTGGAACTGTTTCAGTCCCACTGCGTAACCAGCCTGCCAATGTGTCTGCTGTGTCTGCGCCTGTGACGCTGCTTGCTGTCCCATAGTGGACGCAGCCACCGCTGTGGTCAGCTGTGGCTCCAGAGCCCCGATCTTACCCTGTAGCCGTTCCAGTATCTGGTTCGGGCTAACAGACGTACCGCACATCGGGCACTCAGTAGTCATGTTGACATCAGGCACGGCTTGCGCCATCACGAAGAATTCCCCGTACATATCCGTCTGGGCCTTCAGCGTCTGATACGCTTCGACAAGCTCACCTGCTTTATCGTTAAAGTCTCGGATCTGCTCAGCTGTAAAGGGCTGATCACCCATTGCGATCATGGCTTCACCAGCTGACTTATAGGCTGCTGTCTTATTTTCGTGATCAACGGATTGCGAAAATAGCTGCTCCAGCAGTGTTATCTCGCCATCCACTGTAGTCGGATCAATGTCCGGATAAGCGGTACGCTCTACGGTCTGCTTCGCTAGATCCGCTAACTGATGTTCCGCTTGTTCAATAGCCCGGGTCGTGGTTACATACGACTCCAGCGTAGGCTGTACTGCATTGTACGTAGCCATGGATGTTTCCAGGGTAGCTTGATCTGGGCACGTAGACCGTTGAGTCTGTGCCGCTGCCGCTTGGCTCTCGATCTCCCTGACACGCGCTTGCATAGTAGCTAATTGCGCTTTGCCTTCAGCTATCTGCTCGTCGTAGTTCGGCGGGGCCTGTAAGCCACTGAGAGCTTCCCCCAGCCGCTTATGGACTGTTGCCGCATCACCTAATCCGCAGAGCTTCTGGAATGCCAGAGTACGTACGCGGGGATCCGTGAATAGGACCGAGTCTATTTCGGCCTGACGAACGAAGATAGTTTGCTTCAACAGATCCTTATCAAGACCCATCAGCTCCTCTATGCGTTCGGCCACTTTGGTCGCACCCCGTGTCGCATCCCCATCTTTCGGCGTAAGCGTCACAGTTGAACTGGTCAACGATCTGCTCAGCACGTAATCCACGCCGTCGTGTGTGAAATGCAACTCCACACCACCGGACGTACTGCCCCACCGTAGTAGGTGGCTCTTCTTGAACCCTGGTTGTTCTCCAGCAAACGCGAAGTGAATCGCGCCCAACAGATTGGATTTACCCGATCCATTGGGCCCGACCACCACTATCACGTTACCAGCAAACTCAACTTCCAAGTTCTCATGTTGCTTGTAATTATGGAGTATCAGTCTGGTAAGTATCATCGTATTCCTATGCTTGTTGTGTTCGTATTCGTCCCTTGAACGCCGCGCTCCAGGATTCCACCTTGTCAGGTGCACCGTGAATGTCTATGCGTAGCTGCACACCCCATGGGAACAGAGGGTTCGCGCCTGTAAGCTCGACTGCGTCGGCTTGTGTGATGTCAACCTTGACACCGTGAGCCCGTGGATTCGGGAATATCGCTGACCGGTACTGCAATACTTGTGGATGCAGGAACTGTCGAGCGTCTTCCTCGGCCCCGGCCTTATGCCCGTACCCACCCAATATCACCCTCAACGGTTTCACGTTGGGCTTAGTGGTCGGGTTCTTCGTGGCTGGTGGCGGGGGTGCAGACGGTGTCGGGGCCGATTGCCGGACCCGTTTCACTTTCGCTTTCCCGTCCTTAATGACAAACAGATCCGGGAAGTCCCGCGTCAACCCAGTTGCCTGGGCTTTGTTGGCGTACTTAGCCAACATTTTATGCAGTCCTAGCCCCAATGCGCCCTGCCTGTCATCCCTCAGTCTTGTCGTCAGGTCCTTGTGAACTTTCGCTTCCATTGTCTAACTCCTGTCTTATTTTGAGCAATGATCCGACATCATTACCCGGTTGTTCCGTAATACGTGCGTGCTTAACGAATGTGCCCCACCTAATAGCGGACGCCATTTCCGTATCTGACAATACTGATATCAGCGCGGTTGCCGCGGCATCAATCGTATCGGCCGTATTCGCACGCATACACATGACTTCAACAGCGCCGGCGATTCGTAGATCCTGAGGGGTCAGGCCGTAATCTTGACACACGAGTTGCACCACTTTGCTTGATTTGCTTAGCGTTATATTTCTAATCCTTTTGACTTTAGGTACTGTTGTACTACTTCTGGTACACTGTTTGGTGTTTCCAACAATTGGAACACCAGCTGGTATTCATCGGTCTCTGGTTCAAAGTAGACCTCTACCGAATCCTTGAGATTCAGCAAAGCGCCTTTTCGTTCAACACCGTCACGCCGGAGTTTCTCGACCAGTTTGATCGTATCCTTCGACTTGCGGGGTAGTACCTTGTACATCGGCACCCGGCCATCCAGAACGGCTTCAGCTCTACGCTTCAGGTCCGGGACAGCGGGATCATACCATACAAACGCCATTGGCTCATTCGCTGCCTGTATCTGCGTTAACAGTTGATCCAGGTCAGCATCTGTTTCCAAGTACGTCTGTATGAATTGACGAACCCGAATCGGGTGCATCTCTATCTTGAGGTCATCCTCTGTAATATCGATGATGCTGAAGCTTTTATCCTCCCGCTCATCCGCGGCGTTGATTTCAGTCGATCCGCTATACGCAAATCTGACGCCACCAACGTCGAGTTCCTTGTAGTCATGGATGTCTCCCATGGCCACATATCTAACACCAGCTGCATGTAGCATCGGTGCCAGTTCAATCGCAGATATCTCCTGCGCTACAAAATCAGCCATCTCGGCGATAGACTGATGAATTGTCAGAACATCTATACGTCCCGCACTTGGGTTATCAAGCAACCGTTGCAGTTCACTCTTGAACGTAGCGGGTCGCAGCCCATTTAGTCCGGCTATCCTAATGCCTTTGATTTCCACGATACTGTGATGCAGTCCTTGAATACCGGCTACCGCCATCCAGTTCCCGTCCACTGCATCATGGTTACCATCAACACCTAAGACCTGTATACCGTGCTTTACCAACTCGGATACCGCGTCCTGTAAGATGCGTACGGCTGCTCCAGGCGGTCGTGGCATCTCGAATATGTCACCAGCAATGATGACTGCGTCTACTTCCAGGTCAATCGCCCGATGGAGCGTCTCCACAGCAGCGGTATAGAAATCTATCTCCCTCTGCTGGAAGCCATATTGGCGATATCCGAGTTGCATATCTGCGCAATGCAGGATCCTCATATTAGTTCTCCTTTGTGTTTAATTTAACCCATTTTTGGCGACGCATAAGCTTGCCCCGCCACATCATAGCTTCGATACACGCATAGCTAACGTGCAATGTTTTTGCTATTTCTACGTTAGAATAATCTTGTTCGCGTAACTGTTGCGCCAGTAGCAACCGCTCTTTGGCGACTTCCCCGCGCCCTGGTCCTCGTTCTAAATCGATCTTATCCCATTTACGCGCTAACATCGGCAAACCTAATCTAATCGCATGCTGCTTAAGCTCACGCAGCACCCGCTGATTCGCCATACACCAATGCGCGTAGCCCTGCGCATTGATATGGGGTTCGGCCATATCTGTGTTGAAAATCGATACTACACGTTGACGCAGCGCAGCTAGTATACTGAGCCACGTGCTGTGCACTTTAATAGTCAACTTACAATCAGACCTCCCGGTTTGATATTGTATTGCGCCGTCTCCATCTATAAAACCTATGAGGAGTGATAGCATAAGATCGGTATCAGCGGGTAAACTTTCCGGCTGCGGCGGATAGTATGTCTTACGCGGACGTAAACCAAACTCGGCTAGTTGCGCCAGTACTTGTTTATTAGCGGCAACAATGCACACGTCGTTTTGGTGTGTAGGTTTACTGCCCACGTGTGTGGCTACCTTACCTGTGTAATGTATGAAGCGCCCATATTTAAGCAAGTGCGCTTTGTCACATTCTGCGATCCGTAATCGCAATTGACCACGCGGAGTCACGTGACCATCAGCGAGCAGGAAACCAATCCAGTAATATGCTAACGGTATGGGCTCTAGTAGCCGTTCTAGCTGCGCCACGCGTCGTGCCTGTGCGCACAGCTTTTTCTTAGTGGCGGCTGTATGCTTCAGACCTTGATGTGCGGCGCTAATCTTTTGCCGTTGTGCGGCTGACATTTTTTGTCCTTTTTGCATCTAGTACTCCTATATGTATATCATTCATGTGCATACTATACGGGGGTACTAGCTAAGTCAAGTCTCGTTCTCCTCGATGTCGTCGGGTAATGCACCGTATGGTATCTGTTGTTCTGCATCTCGGTAATCACCGAAAAGATCATTGGCTATCAGTTTGACCTCTTTACGGAAGCCACCACATAAGCCATCACACAACTCCATGTAGAGCAGTGTATTTCGTTCGCGCCATCGAAAGCGCACGTTCATGCCCTTCACCACTTCATCCAGGCCAGCCCAGAGATCAGTGTTCTTATGTCGGGCATACAGACCGGATAAGGTTTTGACGGTGTATTCCGAATCCGAGATCGCCAGCACGCGGAACCCTGGTCCATGTACCCAGTTCTGCTTGATCCAGCGTAAACCTTCAATGATGGGTATAAGCTCGCAGCGGCTGATAGTTGTGGGGCACGCTACCCCGTACAATACTTTCCGCTCTGACTGCGTTACCGCAATAGAGGCCCATCCCCCCAGATTGTTCTGCTGGGAGCCGCATGAGCCATCCGCGAATAGATATGCATGTGGTTTACTCATGTGGCCTTGCCCTTCCCTTTCGTTTTCCAGTGAAAGAAATATTGTTTATTCAGTTCCGCTACCACTGATTTGAGCCGCGCTTCTTGTGGTACATCAGGGGGCCTGACTATCAATCGTTTTACCGTGGCCTGAAAACCCTGTGCCGTATAATTCAGGGTGTGGTAGAGACTCACGAGCCCGAATCGAATCAGCATGATGTTTCCCGGTATCCACGGGTTGTAATCTGTTACCCGTACCAGGTAAGGTGTCCTGAGTCTAGATTTGGGATCAAGACTATTACGCCACCTGCGCAACGTGGTTCTGCCCTCTAGGTCCCCATCGGGTAGCAGTAATTGTGCCTCGTTATCGAAGGCGCATTTACCACACTGTGCGATCAGCAATGCACGCAAGAGGATGGCATCGATAGAGGCATGCAGTCCGGGCTTACCCTGCTTATAAAGCGACATGCTAACTTCTTTGTGTAACGCTTTCGCCCAATCCCATTGGGCCAATGCGTCTGCTACAGCCGCGTCTCGCTGTCGGCAGGTCCTGCATTTACCATGCGCCCTCGCACGTTTACCCGGCTGGGGTGGCATCCTGAACCAGGTAATGGGGCGGTCTACCCCGCAACCCCGGCACATTTTAAGCCGCTGATTAGCGATTCTCACTTAGCGGCAGCCTTGGGTTCTGCTTGCTTCTTGGCTTCGGCCTCATCTGCTTTCTTCTTGGCTTCGGCCTCATCTGCTTTCTTCTTGGCTGCCTTCTTACGGGCTGCATCACAGTTAGCACGGATTGTAGCCTCTGCCTCTGGATATTCAGCAAAGACCTTATCGAGTAACTTCTCCACGCCATCAGTGACGATACTGTCTATCAGCGCACGCATATCAGGCAGATCGGTACCCGTGCTTGTAACCGCTATTCGGTGCACGGCTTCTACCGGCACGTTAACGGCTTTACCGTCTCCGCCTTTTTCGGCTAGTGTATCCTTGATCTGAAATGTCAATATCGCTTCCATTTTACCTCCTAATGGAGGGGCGGGAAATCCCGCCCACTCCAGATTGTTTACGCTACCTTTGATGCGCTATTCAGCAGGAAGTCGATAACTCGACCCGACTGATCAGCGCCACGAACCCCACCTACCTGGTGAGTGCATACCGCGGTATACGCGTTCCCGATCGACCAGTAAGTTGACGGGTCAGAGTAATCCGCTGTGGGTATCTCCATCGCGGCACTCGGGCCACGACCAGACAGCTCGTCCAGTATTACCTTATCGCGGAACTCAAGTCCAGCCGTGGCTTTGAGTTGTTCCCTGAGTGCCAGGAAGTCGGTGAACTTGTCCACGCGTGTATCCTGCAACATCCGCATGTTGGGGCCTACCTTGACGAACCCTGCTGCTTGCGCTCGAATCTGCGCCATGGCTAATCCGATGTCTTCTTCCAGGTTACCGCCCTTGTTGATATGCGGGAACACGAAAGGCGTGCCTAACAGATTATTACTGTAGAACTGGTTGCTGCATACCAGGTGCATGGCGAAGAACGCCAGCCCGACCTTGCAGGAGCCGTCGTAACTGTTACGGGCCTCGACACCCAGCATCATCTTGGAACCACCGGGAACATCCACGGCCGCATCCTCGACAAACCATTTGGCCGAGAACCGGCGTCCGTTCCAGTTCAGTGGTTCGGAATGGCCTGCGCCAAATGTCGGCAATGGCTTATAGACCATTCCGGTTTCATCCAGAACCCCTACCGCCATGTCATGTACCTGTCTGTTCGAGACAAGCTGGTAGTCGCTACCGTGAACAACACCTACACCGGGTATCTCACGGAACTCGTTGGTTTCGGAATCCTCAATCTCGACCCAGAACTTATCTGTCTTGCGGCCGGCGTTCTCAATGTTCCTTAACTGCACTGGGGCAAAGGGATCATCGTTTATCATTGCTACGTTCTTGTGTGCGTCTGTCATCTGTATCTCCTTTAGGAGGGGTGTTTTCTATCCAATAGCTAAAAGGGAGTGCAGCTTGCACTCCCGTAATTCGGACCACTTAGCAGGACATTGTCCCTGCTAAGCAGCCCGCATGTTCGTTATCGTTGGTCACGTGTAATAAGTGTCCACGCACCACCGATTAATACGCCGATCAGCAACACGGGAAAGACTAAAACGCCTAACGCCATGAGTCCACCGGCATTCTCCACGCCTTTATCATCCTTGCATGATTGGTCCTGCAGTTCCGACAACTCTTGTCGGGCTTGCCTTTCCATCAGGCGACGCGTGTCCTTATCCTTAACAGATGCTACCTGTATCTCGATCTCCCGTTCTTTCGTCCGGTAGATCTTAGCTGTGATCTGCTGATGCGTCAGCACCACTACAGCGTACGTAAGGTATGCTCCGCCTGCCGCTAACAGGATTAACCCCAGTACGCCATCGAATAATGCTATAAGCACAAACCCGATGAGCAGAATCGTTCCGCCTGGTCCACATTTCATACTGTGGGTACCGCGTGTTGCGGTGTACTCGGAATAGCGATTGCTTTCCGGTAAGGATCGACACGTGGTGCCGGCGCAGTCTTTGCAACTGCGGGTGACGGCTTTATTACCGTCGCTGCGTCTGCGTGGCGTTGCGCCAGCCGACTCGCTATGTTGTCACCGTATCGTCGGTATGCATCTAATCGAACCTGAAGGATTACCGCTCCTATCAGGAATAGAAATCCACCTACGACCATAGTGCACCTCCTGTGGCCTGTTATTACTCTTCTGCCGGTGGATCACACTGTTTGCTAACGCGTCGTTGCGTACGTGCAGCCAGTATTATGGCGCTCGCCGCAACTAAGCATAACAGGACAGTTATGATCAAACGTATTTCACCCATTTAGCCGTTCCTTTTTCCCCTCGTCTGTGGGTTAATGTAAGCCCGTGTTGATAGCGAGGACGATGCGTCTCTGCGGGAAAGAGCAGTGACGGATCCTCTTTACGCAACCGGGTCTGTTTTATTCTTCGATACACATTCGGTGATCGATTCTGCATTAGTAGCTACCTCCGCGGGTGTTGACATATCCATTCCCGTACAGTAATCTATACGAATGAAGTCCGTCATATCACAGAAGTAGTTTACAACACATGTGGCACATTCTGCAACAGCAGCGCGCCACAGTTTCCATACTTGAAGCATGGGTTCCTCCGAAAAATACGAATTAGTAGATAACTCAACGGCACAAGATGCTATCGCAAACTTGGACCGTTCCGAACTGCTACCAATGTTCTTTCGTGTCAGGGGAGAACCGTACTCACTGCAAGACTATCCTCAACTGCGTCCTATGTACGACAGGGATTGCTCACCCGACACATTATTCATGTGCGGGCGACAAATCGGGAAAAGTATGAACCTTTCCCGTTCTGAGGTGTTGGACGCAATCAGCGTTCCTCATATGCAATTGCTCTATGTAGCACCGCTGCAACAGCAGACGATGCGCTATTCAACTCTGTATCTCACTGAAGCCATATCGTCATGTTTTGCTGCTGTTGCACTGCAAGAAGGGGGCGAAGGTGAGACCTCCGACTCCAAGATCATGCGTACTGTCATGCACCAGAGTTGGGCTAACGGAGCCGGTATTCAGCTCACGTACGCCAAGACCTCATCTGATCGTGCCCGTGGTATTTACGCGGACAGGATTGATTTCGATGAGATCCAGGATCAACTGGTAGACAACATCCCCATTATCAGTGAATCACTGACTGCATCTGAATGGGGGTTGCGTAAATTTACGGGCACTGCTAAAACCACGGATAACACCATCGAGAACTACTGGCAGCAGACCTCTATGTCTGAGTGGGCCATGAAGTGCTCGGGCTGTAATCACTGGAATATCCCTACCGTCGAGGGCAAAGTGCTGAAGATGATTCGGCCCCAGGGCCCGAGCTGCGCTAAGTGCGGTAAGCTGCTGGATGTACGTGGGGGCATATATGTTCCGGCGCATCGGGATCGAGTGGATACCTTCCGGGGGTATCACATACCTCAAATCGTGGTGCCCGCTATTGCCTGCAACCCCGTGAAGTGGAGCGCACTGATCCGGAAAGTAACCCGGTATCCAGTATCCCTTACCCTACAGGAAATCCTGGGTATCAGTTGTTCACTGGGTGCTCGCCTCATTACCCAGACCGATATCGATCGCCAGAGCGTATTGCCTACCGTCAAGCAACTGCAGAACAGCACCGCTGATTACGTCTTTACGGTAGGGGGAGTTGACTGGGGCATTGCAGAGCAGACATCGTTTACGGTCCACACCATTCTAGGTGTACGGCCTGACGGTACCATGCATGTCTTGTGGGCCAAACGTTTTGTAGGTTTCGACCCCGATGATACCCTGGCAGAGATCGCAAAAGCACACCGGTTCTATAACTGTCGTATGTTAGCCGCTGACTTCGGTATGGGTTTTGATAAGAATGTCATGCTGGAGCAGCGTTTCGGGTTGCCGGTAGTCCAGATCCAGTATGTGCGTCAAAACAGGATGCTCAACTATAACCCGATCTTGGGTCACCATCGCTGGACTATAGATAAAACCACTGCTCTTGAGGTGTTATTCTTATCTATCAAGTACGGACGTATGTTCTTTCCGCCCCAGGCCGAGTTCAAGACCTTCACGGATGATCTGCTCAGCCCCTACGAAAACATATCAGAAACTGGCGGCCTGACGTCTCGCCGCTTCTTACGCAACCCGGCACAACCTGATGACTTTGCACACGCCCTGTGTTTCGCGGGTACGGTGGCCATGAAGCTCATGGGTTCCCCGGTTGTCGACATGGTCCCGCAAGACGCGTTCAACGTGGGCGATCAAGCTACCTCGGCACCAGAACACGTCGAAGTAGATCCCAAGGACTTCCTTGGCGGTGCCATGTAAAAAGAGGTCAGATGCCTCTGGGTTTGTAATCGTGGCTCACTGTGTCTGGGCGACACTAGTGTACTTCTTTACATCTAATTATAACCGATTTGAGGGCTAAATTAAGTAAAGGAAACAGGCGCTGTTTACCTAATCATCTAGGATGTCAGGCTTCAACTTGATGCCCCAAGCTGCATGGTGCGACTTCGGATCACGATCATAACTTACTTTGATCTGTGCGTTGTTGGCTATCTGCTCATGCGTTTGCGGGTTGTGCGGCATTGTGCCCCTCCGTTCGTATCGTTCAATCAATCACGCCATTCGCCACAAGGTTACTTGCC